AAATTGCAGAAGAAATGGGCATTACTCTTGACCCTAAAATGCTCAAAAAAACTATGATTGAGATTATAGAAACTCATGCTCAAGGTACCGGTAATAGCCTGAGAGAAGCGATTAAAAATGATTTACTTGATCAGTTGGAAAGAGACGGAGTCGTAGGAGAATTTTATGTAGATCTAGTCAATGATTACATGGCTCTCTGGGATGTAAAAAATAAATTGATTAAGGATATAGAGGAAAAAGGTGTATCAATTAAGTATCAAAATGGGAAAAATCAATGGGGTTGGAAGAAAAACGACTCGGTATCTGAGCTCCAGAGGACCAATAATCAGATGTTGAAGATTCTTCAGCATTTAGGACTAAAACCCAACAAACAGGATACAGAAGAGTTTGATTTTGATGATCTAGAAATGTAGTTTTACAATTTCACAGGGGAGGTGGTGGGGTTGTAAAGTGAAAAAAAGAAAAAAAGACTACCATCCGTATATTGATCAATATATGGATGATATCAGAAGCGGAAAAATTCCAGCATCCAGAAGATTAAAATTAGCATTAGACTATATTGAATTTAAGTTAAATGATCCGGATGTTTTTATAGATTTCAAAAAGATAGATAAAGCAGTAGAATTAATAGAGAGATATTTTAGCATGAAGCTTCTAGACTGGGAGCTTTTTATATTGGCCTTAATTCATTGTTACTACAAATCAAAAGATATTGTTGTATTTAATAAATTTCTCATAGTAATAGGCCGTGGTAATGGTAAAAATGGATTCATATCTCCTGTTATTTGGTATTTGACAACTCACTACCACGGAATCAAAGGATATAATGTGGATATCATAGCCAACAATGAGGACCAGGCAAAAACTAGCTTTGAAGATGTCTATAATGTTTTAGAGGAAACCTGGAAAAAATCAAAGAGATTCTTCCACAAGACTAAAGAAGTTATAACTAATCTAATCACAAAATCCTATATCAAGTACAATACTTCAAATGCCAGGAATAAAGATGGTAAAAGATCAGCCTGCCTGGTATTTGATGAAATACAGGAATATGAGACATACGATTCTAGAAACGTATTCACCAGGGGATTTGGAAAAAGAAAGCACTCCAGGACCTTCATGATTACAACAAATGGTTATGTCCGAGGCGGAGTGCTCGATCAGGAATTAGAATTGGCAGACAGGATATTGAATGGAGAAATAACAAATCTCAGGACATTGCCACTAATCTGGGAAATTGACAACAAGGAAGAGGCAATGGATCCCGATATGTGGATCAAGGCTAATCCTTCCTTGCCATATTTTCCGGAATTAAGAAGAGAGATGGAAGAAGATTTCATATTGATGCAGTATCAAAACCATGTTGCTGTTGATTTCCTGACAAAAAGAATGAATTTTCCTGTACAAAACAAATATGATCCGGCAGTACCCTGGGAACAGATTAAAGCTACTAATCAGCCTATACCTTACGATGAGCTGAAAGGATTACCCTGTATTGGCTCAGTTGACTATGCAGAACTAACAGACTTTGCCTCTGTAGGGTTACTGTTCAAATATAAAGGCAAAAGATATTTTATTGAACATACCTTTGTGTGCAGGGCAGCCCTGGAAATAGAAAGTAGGGAAATAAAGTTCCCTGTTGAAGAAATGGCCCAGAAAGGGCTGATAACTATAATCGAAGGACCCAGGATAACAGCTAAACATATAGCAGACTGGTTCATAGAAAAAGCAGGAGACTATTATATAAAAACTATAGTAGGTGATGATTATAGAATATCTGTATTAAGAGAAGAATTCAAACAAAGGGGTTTACCTCTGGAGAGTTGCCGGAGCGGAGCTATTACTCATGCAAAACTTGCGCCACTGGTTGAATCAATATTCGCAGATCAGACTATAGTCCTGGGCGATAACCCGACAATGCGCTGGTATATTAACAATACAGGCAAAGAAAGAGATAGCAAAGGAAATATAAAATATTTTAAGATTGAGCCTAAAACCCGTAAGACTGACGGGTTTTTTGCTTTATTGCATGCACTGACAAAAGACGATGAACTGGAGGAATATACTGAGCCGTTAAAAATAAGGGTGATTACATTTTAGTTGATAGGAAGTGAGAAGATGTCCTTATTAGATTTTTTGGACAGAATTTTTGGAGGAAAAGACGAAGTAAATTTAAAGACATGTAGCATTAACACTAAGGAAAATATTTATTATAAAACATTAGTGTTAGAAGCCAGTATTGACTTAATAGCAAGAGCCCTTGCCAGGGCAGAATTTAAAACATTTGAGAATGGAAAACAAGTTAAAAAGCTCAATTATTATCTCTTTAATGTTGAAGCTAACAAAAACACATCAGCATTTGTATTCTGGAAAGAGACAATAAAAAAACTACTGCGGAATGGAGGGGCTCTTGTTCTATTGCAAGATAGTCAAATGTATCTGGCTGATAGTTTCACCAGGGAAGAATATGCTTTTTTAGAAAACAAATATTCTGATATAACAATTGGTGATTACAGTTTGACTGATACCTGGTATGAAAGCCAGGTCTTGTATTTTAAATATGACAATGAAAAAATAAGGGCAGCAATTGATGGAATTTACAAAGATTTTATGAAGCTGATAACAGCCAGTATCAAAGGGTATCAGAATTCTAAAGCCAGGAAGGGTAAGTTAAAGATACCTACTAGTCTGCCTAAAGGATTAGATGGTGAGAAAGAGCTGCAAAAATATATTCAGGAAACAATGAGAGATTTCATGGATCCTGGAAAAGATGCAGTATACCCTGAGAGCAGTGGTTTTGAATATACAGAGTTATATGAAGCTAAAGTAAGCAGATCTAATGATAGCGGGAGAGAAACTAAAAATTTAGTATATGACATATTTGATTTTATTGCTATAGCTTTTGGGATACCTCCCAGTGTGCTCAAAGGCGATATGGTAAATACAAAAGATGCAGTAAATAACTTTCTTGCCTTCTGTATAAATCCTATAGCAAAATTAATTGAAAATGAAATAAATAGGAAGATGTACGGATATAAACATTTCAGTAAAAGAAATTACATGAAGGTAGACACCACTACTATTAAGGTAACTGACTTGAAAGATATCGCAAGCTCAATTGATATTTTGAACAGAAATGCTGCTCTGACAATAGATGATATCTTGGAGATACTGGGTAAAGAGCCGGTAGGCGGAGAAATTGGATCTATGAGATTCATTACAAAGAATTATGAGTTGCTTGATAAAGTATTGAAAGAAGGCTCAGTTAATAACTATTCTGGAGGTGGTGGTTAAGACGAAGATAGAAAAGAAATGTATTGAATGTGGAGCTAAACAGGAAGAGGACAAGGTAAAAAGTAACGGTAATTGGGCAGTTTATGACAATAAGGAAAAATGCAAGTGTGGTGGGAATTATGGGCTATTTATTGATGATCAATTAGTAAGGGGGTGAATCAGTGAAAAGGCCTAAAAGATATTATTCGTTATTCAAAAACGAAGAAGACAATTCTGTAGACATATATATTTATGGCGATATTGTTGTTCCTCAGTGGGAATGGTATGAGAGTGATACATCAGGCTACAGTCTGGTTAAAGAGATAGATGGGTTAGATGTAGATAAAATTAATATTTTCATAAATTCTTATGGTGGCCATCTTTCAGAAGGATTGGCCATTTATAATGCCCTGAAAAGACACAAGGCAAAAATAATAACATATTGTGATGGTTATGCCTGCTCTGCAGCCAGCCTGGTTTTTATGGCTGGAGATGAGCGGGTTATGTCAAATGCATCAGTACTCTGGATACACAATGCAGAAAGCAGAGCTTATGGAAATGCTGAGGAACTGAGAAAAGTGGCTGATGACAATGAACTTTTATCAGAAACTGCTGCCAATGTGTATTTAAATCATATCAACATAAGCAAAGAAAAGCTGAAAGAAATGATGGATAAAGAAACATATATCACTCCTACCATGGCCCTGGAGATGGGGTTTGCTACCAGGATTGTAGCAGGAGATGAAGCAAAAGCAGTATCCTTTAACTTTAGGGAAAAACTTATGAAAAAATTAATGCAGTCAGAACAGGCTGTACCAGCAAATGTATCTATTGATAAAGAAATGTTATCCGAAGTAATCGGGGAAATAATTGAAAAGGAGGTTAAAAACTTATTTAAAACAATAGAAAAATTTTCTGAGAAAAAACTTGAAGAAAAAGCTGAGGGAACACTGGAAGAGAACAAGCCTTTAGAAATGTTAAAGGCTTTTTTTAATTTATAAAAGATAATTTACAGGAGGTTGATCAATAATGGGTTTCAATCCAGATCTTGAAAACAAAACTAAAGAGGAGTTCAGGGATAGACTAAAGCAGGCATTGGAAAAAGGTGATACAGAAGAGTTCAGCCAGGCTTTTATGGATTATATGTCTGCTATTGAGCAGGCTATTTTAAGAGAGGCAAAGGGTATTGTCTCTATTAGCGATAGCAACATCTTAGCATCAAGAGGCGTCAGGCAGCTTACTTCTAAAGAAAGAGAGTTCTACCAGAAGACCATTGAAGCAATGCAGACTGATCCGAATTCTCTCAATAACCTGGATGTAGTAATGCCTGAAACAATAATCAATGAAGTTTTTGATGAATTAAAGGCAGAACATGAATTGCTATCAGTTATTGATTTTAGAAATGTAACAGGATTGGTCAGGTTTTTACTCAACACAAATGCCAGACAGTTAGCACAGTGGGGGCCGTTGAATTCTGAGATTGTAAAAGAATTAGAGAGTGGTTTTAAAGACATTCAGCTTGGCCAGAATAAGCTATCGGCTTATATGCTGGTAAGTCAGGACATGCTGGATTTAGGGCCAGAATGGCTGGATAGGTATGTGAGAGTAGTCTTGTATGAAGCCCTGGCATTTGGCCTAGAATACGGGATTATTAAAGGAACCGGAAAAGAAATGCCAATCGGTATGATTCGGGACCTTAAAGGTGCGGTGGTAGATGGTGAGTATCCGGAAAAAGAAGCTAGAAAAGTTTTAGATCTAGAGCCTGTTACTTATGGAGATATATTGGCTGATTTAGCTGTGAATGAAAAAGGCTTTACTAGAGTAGTTAGAAATTTGGTCCTGATAGTTAACCCAGTAGACTATTTCAGAAAAATCATGCCGGCAACTACCATTAGAAGACCTGATGGAACCTATGCAAATGATGTACTTCCCTATCCGACCAGAATAATTCAGTCTACAGAAGTAGATGAAGGAAAGGCCGTGTTAGGTATGGCCAAGAGGTATTTTATGGGTATGGGGTTAGTCAAAAACGGCAAGATAGAGTATTCAGATGAATATAAGTTCCTGGAAGACTATCGCACATATAAAATACGGTTCCTTGGCCATGGGCAGCCCAAGGATAACAATGACTTTTT